GCGAGGCCGGCTGGTGGTCCTGGCCACTGGCCCGACGACACTTCCCAGGAGTGCATAAATGGGTCGCACAGCATTTTCAGGCCCCGCGTTCGGTGCAAAAAGCCTGTTATGGTCGGTCTCGGCTGACGACGTCGTCATCTCGACCGCCATACAGACGGTGGCGTCTATTGTGGTGCCTGCCGGTGAGGACTGGTACGTCACAGAGATGCATGTCCACCGCGGATCCACGGGTTCCACTGCGTTTGTGGCCACGCTCGTGGATGACACAACGAACGTGGCGACGGTCGCGATTGCCTCCAGCGCCGCAGATGTAGCCGGCAGCACGCGTCCTACACCTGACGGCGGAGAATTCGCCGGCGTGCAGGTGTTGTCTGGCTCGTCTGTGTCATTTCGGATCACGAACGGCAACTCGTCGGTTGTGGGCTCGAGCAAGGTCTATGCGTGGGTCTACGGGTTCCCACGCTGGCTGCAGACTGATACGCGTGCATTCTAGTGGTGAGTAATCCCGAGTACGCAACAACCGATTTCTGCATTGGTTTTTGGCGGGATGCGTGGAATGCGGGAATCGTGACGCTTCCACATGGTGCGCATGTCTTAGAGATCGGGTGCGCGGAGGGCGACTGGCAAACAGCCATGCTTGCCGCGCGGCCCGATCTCGTGATTACGGGCATTGATTGGCGGTCCATCGCGCGCCCTGGAGCGGAGATCATCCAAGGCGATGTCATGGCCTACGATTTTCCAGCGCAGGCCTTTGACGCGATCGTGTCGGTATCGACGGTGGAACATATCGGCCTCGGCGGCTATGACAACGATCCAATCGATGCGGATGGCGATACGCGCTGCTTGGACCGTTGCAAGCGGTGGCTGAAGCCGGGCGGTTGGATCTATCTCGATGTGCCCTATCGCCCCGACGGACCATACGTAGTGAGCAACAATTATCGCGCCTATGACGAGCCCGCGCTGCAGGCTCGACTCCTCGCCGGCTGGCGTGAACGGTATCGTCAGGTCTGCGGGCAGGGGGCCTGCGATGGGCCCTATATCGCCTTAGTGCTGGAGCCTCAATAAATGAGTTTCTTCGCAACTGGGAATCGTGGCATCGAATCCACCACCGTTGGTATCCAAGTCACCCTTAGCACCACGACGCTGCTGGCCGAGGTGGATGTCAACGGCACCAATGCGAGCCTGTACCCAGGCGGGCAGGTCTGGGGCGTCTCGTGGATTGTCGGCACGCCAGCGGCGGCAGCGACGTTCCTGCTCGACCATGCACTCTCTACAGGGACAGCCTCAACCGGGATCATCAATCAGACAGTGGTGTCGCTCTCTTCTGGGCAGACCGGGCAGTACTTTACCAAGCACAACTTGGAGTCGTCGCAGGTCACAGCACCGCAGGGCCATCGGTTCCGTGTGCGGCTCGCCTCGTCCATCGTATCGGCGCACGCGAAGATCATCGCAGAGCCCCTATGCTGATTGCTGGCGCGTAACGATGCCAACCGTCGGGGGCTTCCACGGCAAGTTCTGGCTGGCGCGAAGCGGCGGCGGTGGGGAGCCTGCCGGCGGGTACCAGACCGGGAGTTATGCATCCTGGCAGAACACCACGCATCGCGCCGTGTCGTTGTCGATGGCGATTTGGTGGCCGCCGCTGGATGTCCTGCGGCCATGGATGCAGCGGCTGCGCTGGCTCTGGGCAGTGATACGGCGATTGGCTGTGATGCGGCTCACTGCGGAACAGCTCGCAGTGCTCGAGCACGCCGTGGCACTGATGCAGAGCCCCGAATGGGCTGATGCACAGCAAGCCGTGCAGGCCTGCGCGACGACGCCAAAATTCCATCAGGTCACGCAATGGGTTGAGTACGGACGCGCCATCAAGGCAGATGGTGGACAAGCGCAGAACGTGTATCGGCATGTGAAAGTAGTACAGGCGCTGAAAGCAGCCCATCCAGGCCTCTCGAACCCAGAGGCGCACCTACTGGCCGAATTGGCCTATCACGGCTTCGCGCGGATTGACCGGCGGCAGGTGCAGATCGTCAAGCACAAAAAACGCATCATTGCGCATGCTGCACAGCACGTGCAACATGAGCGACTGATTACGAGGTAGATGCCGACTTTCTCGAACATCGACGGGGAAGAGTCCAACACCGTCACTTTCACAGTTGGTGCCGTTTCCCTCACGCGCAATTCCAGCGTTGAACTGCAGGAAATTCTCTGCATTGGCGATCCTGAGACTGCCTCGAGCTTGGGTATCGCGCGCGTACTGGCGAGCGCGCCAGCGTCGACCAATGCCGGCCTTGGCGTTCGCATCATCAGCGGTCCATCGTCGGTTGCTGACTTCTCAGTGCGGGCGGTTCTGCCTTCGACGGCTGCAGATAACGTCGTCAACGTCTCGAGCCTGGCTGGCAAGGTGCTGGTAGACCAGAACAGCACCGTCTGGCCCGTACAGATCCCAACTACGCAGAGTATCCAAGTCAAGAACTCCACCATTGGAGACCTGCTAGCAAGCGTCCAGCAAAACTCCACTGTGTGGGCCGTCCAGGCGGATGGCCGGGTCAGGGCGCAGAACAGCACGATAGGAGACCTGCTTGCTTCTGTGCAGCAGAACTCCACAGTCTGGGCGGTTCAAATCCCGACCTCGCAAAGCGTTCAGGTCAAGAACAGCACCATCGGCGATCTGCTGGCCTCGGTGCAGCAGAACAGTACCGTCTGGCAGGTCCAAGCGAAGATTCAAGATTCGTCCGGGGTGGGGTTTATCGGGACAATCACGCGGCCCACAACTGGCGTGCAGGGCATGGCTGTCCGTGTGGTACTGAATGATCTGCAATCGACAGCATTCAGCACCATGGGGAACAATTCGACCAGTTCGACCATTGTCAGTTCTGCGGCCTCTGTGCGGCATAAGGTCTATGCCTACTCCATTACCAGCACCGCGCAGGCGGTGAATACGCTGACGTTTGCCTCGTCGCTCGCCAACATGCTGTGGACGGTGCAGATGCAGGCGTTTTCGAGTGGCATCAGCGGAGCGAATCTGGCTGTCACGCCGCCGGCATGGCTCTTCGCGACGGAATCGGCGAGTCCGCTAGTCTTCAAAGTGACCGGGACGACAGGCACCTATCATCTGTCGTTCTCGTACTTCTCGGAGGCGTAGCTGATGGCCTTTGGCGACGTCCAATTCAGCACGCTGACATCGAGCTTAACGAACCCATCGTTCACGCACACGCCCACGCATGTGCCGAAGGCCGTCATGCTGACGGCTGCCAAGAATACGCTCAGTTCCACGACCGCGCTATCCAGCGTGTCGTATGCGGGGAATCAGCTCACCAAGCAAGTCGTCGCCGTCGACTCGGCCGGCGAACTGGGGACAGCCGAAATATGGGCTGTGACTTCCACGTCCGTCACGTTCTCGTCTGGCGCAGCCACGGTCGCCATCGGAAAGGCCTCTACGGCGAGTTTCCAGTATGTGTGCTTCACCGTGTTCGCTGACGGGAATATCACGGTTGCCTCAACCAATAAAGGCGCTGAGGACCAGAATACCTCCAACGCCACCGTCAGTATAGCGAAAGCTGGCGCCTTGCGCTGGGCGTTCGGGTGCGCGTTCAGCGGGGTCGGCTCAACGTCTGAGAGCACCATGGTCGCTGGGATCACGCGAGTCGCGGATCTCGACCTTGGCAACCAATGCTTGTTTCATCTACGGGAAAGTACAGCCGGCACGGCGGATATTACGTTCGGCTATACCCAGACAGCGGATGACTGGGCACTGGTGGCTATTGCTATCCAAGAAGAGGCTGTAGGCGGCGGATCGGCATTGCAAGGCCCATGGAGCTTTGGCCTGTTAGGCGTGAATTAGCATGGCAACTGTTCGTGAAGTCTTAACGCTGCGCATCCAGTCTCTTCGAGATCGCAAGCAGCATTTAGTCGCTGAAGTCACCGCGATTCAGGCTCGGATTGATGCGCTCGTGGCCGAGCGTGATGCGTTGACGCTGACTGAAGAGGACAAGTTCGCCCGATTTCAGAGCCTCGACATTATCCAGACACAAGCCTGATGCAGTTCTCTAATCTGTACACCGATCGGCTGGATGAAGAGCTAGGAACAGATGATTCAACGAGGCTGTTCCTCACGGCTAGGCGCAAGCACCAGATCAATGAGGGGATCCGGCAATTCGCTGACCTCACTGAGTGTTTTGTCAAAGAGTCGTCAATCAGTTGCTCGCACGGGGTGGGTGAGTATGACCTGCTGTCGACGGTCAATACCACGGCGGCTGACTTTGTTCGTCTCAGCCAGCAACTTCCTGAATACCGGTTGAAGTCAAGCGGCTCGAGTGGCAGCACGCAGTATATCGGTGGGCAGGATTTCCCGCGCACAACGGTCCAATGGCTGGATCAATACGAACCCGGCTGGAGAAATTCCACCGGGGGCACGCCGCAGTGCTGGTACGAGCGTATTCAGGGCGGGAAGCGCCTGATTGGGATGTGGCCGCCCCCGAAAATTACCTCGAGCCAGACCGGAACACTTCGCGTGCCATATGTGGCGCGGCCGTCATCGCTGACGAGTGACACGGATGTGGCGTTCAAGGATTCGTCCTTGACTACGAGGAATGATCTCGAGCCGTATCACGAAGCCTTCGCGCATTACGCGGCGTATCGGCTTGAAAAGTTGCGAGTGAACACGGACGCGAGTAATGCCCAGTTCCAAACGTTTATGGGCTATGTGCAGCGGTTCCTGTCAGCTTTGAGGCCACGGGGCGGAACACAGGTGAAGCCGGCGCGGAGTTATTTCGGCCAAGCACGGAGCCGTGGTGGATGGGGCGGTGTACGCAGTTGGCCGGCCGATCGGTGGGGAGACAGATGATGATTCATCTCACATATGTGTGTGGCCACACAGCCACGATTAGCGAAACAGTGAATGCCTCGCCGATCTGCGCATGCGGCGAGCGGCGCATCGCGATGGTGGACCCGCGCCGGATGCCGCGCTTTACCGGGACTGTCACAGGGCCCGTGAGCGAGTACCAGGCGCTCGAACCAGGCACAGCCAACCTGGCGCCAGGTGGCTCACTCAAATTGAAGGATCGGGGTAACTGACATGGCTGGTGATTATGGATACGGGCTGCAGTTTCAGCCAGGGATCGCCCAGAACATCAACGGTCCCGGCGGCCAAATACGCGGACGCGTACAGGAGCCGGTGCAGATCCTGAGCACGCGGTTGCCGAGGATCTTCGGGGCCGGTGCGATTGCGCCGGGTGCGTTGCTGAACGCCCCTGGCGGGATGGGTGCGCCGGCCGCGCATGGCAATGTCGTCGCGCAAGCCTTGGCGCAGTTGGCTGGGTTGCCGCCCAGCATGGCGCCGGCTGGGGACTTCTGGCCCGGGCCCGTGACGCCGCCCATGCCTGCGCCTGGGCCTGGGCCGCAACTGCCGCCGATGAGGCAGCCTGAAGCCCCGGGCGGATATGGCACCTGGATGAGGAACGAGCGCGATTTGAACAGGCCGCCAATGGCACCGCCGCCGTTCCAGCCGCCGCAGATGGCATCGACACCGCCACCGATGCCTCCGCCGCCGCGGATTATTCCAGGCATCGAGCCTACGCCGCCGCCGCAGCAGCAAGAGCCACAGTTTGACCAAGGCATCCAATCGCTCGCGGAAGCATTGTTCCGGCAGTTTCCGGGGCGTGGGTTCATGCGCGAGATGTAATGCCCAAAAACGTCAAGAGCCGGACGCCGAACGCGAGTCGCAGATACCAGCTTATTGAGGTCGGGGACCTCACGGGCGGGCTCGATCTGCGCCGATCGCCCAGCCTCTTGGCTCCTGACCGGTCGCGCACGCTCAAGAACTTTGCCCTGACCAATCCAGGCGAACTGGTCGTCCGTCCAGGCTATCGGCAATTCAGCACGACCAACCTCGGGAACTTCCGCATTCAGGGCGGACAGCGGATCTATCTCACGTCGACCACCGCGACACGGCTGGCGTGGAATGGTGCTGTCTACAGCCTGACTGACGGTGGAGTGCTGGACTCGACCGCTGTCTATTCAACCATCTCCTCGACCAATCAGGTGTTTTTCCCGCATGACCGCGAGCTCGTGGCGGTGATGGACGGGGTGAATCGGCCCAGAAAGTCCACCGATGCGGTGACGTGGACGTTGATGGGTATTGAGGCCGGGTCATCGTCCTGCGTGTTGTCCTCAGTTGGCGGCGGCTCGCTCTCATCAGCAGAATTCGAAGTCGCCGCGACGTTCAAGGACCGAGGGACCGGATTCGAGTCCAACGGGACGACGGGCTCCACGATTACGCTCGGCGCGACAGGCGCAATAGCCGTCACGGTGTCGAACTCCACTGATGCACAAGTGGAGGCGATTGTCCTGTACGCGAGAAACAAGACAGCCGGCGAGACGGTGCTCCGGAAAATCTCGAGCGCGGCCATGCAGGGCGGTGCTGGCGCGAATTCGACCTATACGATTACCAGTTCGAATTGGTCAGCGAACGCCGAGATTCCGACCAATCACAACGTCCCGGGCGCGTTCAAATTTGCCGTGCCGTGGAAGAACCGCTGGTGGGCGGCGCATCCGACTGTCGGCAACCGTATTCACTTCACAGAGCTCTTTCTGAATCAGGCATGGCCGGTACTCTTTTTCATTGACATTCCGTTTGAGCGCGGCGACTCGATCACGGCTTTGGTCCCGCAGGGAGACACACTGCTGGTATTCGGCCAGTCGAAAGTCTTCCTGATTATCGGGCAGACGTCGCTTGATTTTGAGGTCCGCCCGAGCGCGGGGGCGCAAGCGGGATGTCTTGGCCCCCGCGCAGCCATCGCGATTGAGAACGGCGTCATTCACGCATCAGCCGAAGGCGTCTTCATCTTCGACGGGGCGACCGACAAGTATCTCGGCTTCGACATCGAGACCGGGTGGCGAGACTTGATTGGCAATACCGCGGCGTCGGATTTGTCGAATGTCGCCGTGGTCTACCACTTCACGCAAAAAGAGTTGCGCATTGCGGTCCCGCGCCTCTATCCCACAGGCACAGTCGGAGAATGGATCCTCGATCTGAACCGCACGCGGGAGCAAGAAGAACCAGCGTGGACGAGCACGGACCGAACGATCGGTGGATACATCTTGTTCGCCGGTAATGAGGCCACAGTAGGGCAGCGCGGCCACTTGCTCTCATGGCACAGCAGCACGCAGGGGACGGTCTGGGCCGAATCGACCGGCACGACGGCGAATAGCTCCAACATGACGGCGGAGTATGAGGGTCCAGATTTCTCGATGGGTATACATCGAGCCCGCTTGATTGATGTGCGCGGGGAATACGAGCCGCACAGCGGGGCGTTCTCGATTGAACCGATCGTGGATGGCGTCTCGCAGGGTGTACAGAGTGTGACTATCGGCAGTGGCCTCGCCGTGTACGGTACAGCAGTCTACGGCACGGATGTCTATGCCGGGTCTGGGCGCCGCATGTTTCATGTGATGCAACCGCTCGGCGCTGAGGGCCGCACACTGCGCCTGAAGCAGACCTATGTCGGGCAGCAAGCCTTTCGGACGTTCACGTATCAGATGTCTTTTGTACCCGAGTCGATGCCGAGAGGCTTTTCGGAGTAACACATGCCGAGTTTCCCTGACTCCGTGTTCGCGCCTGCCAATCGCGCCAATGGCCAGACCATTGACGCCTCGCACATGAACGGCGTGCAAGACGAGATTGTCG